CGTTCTGAATCTTGGCATAAGACTTGTTATCTGCGTGAAAATTAGAAGAAAAAGCGACTAAATAAGCAATATAAGGTGGACTCGGAGGGCTGTTAAAGTGTGAATAGGCTACAGGATAACCCGTTTGATCTAATAAACTTTTCAATTCAATTAATGTCACCCTCGAATCACCCTTTCTACTCGTTCTAAAAAGTTATCAACCGCTTCTTGCTCCACTGGACGAATGTGAGGTTCACCTGACACACGACCACCATTACGCTTTGCATGTCCGTATTCCAATAAGTGTGTAATCTGATAATTGGTTTTGTTATACACTATATATCCAGAACCACTTTTTTTAGCTCGCCAACCTTTTGCATAATCACCAGTTAATTTAGGACTTTCGATTTTTAAAGTTTTAACCGCTTCTTTTGCAATATCTTTCTTAGCATCTTCAAGTCCTTCTGTTACTTCGTTTGTGTACGCTTGTAAGGATTTATTGATTTCTTTTACTAGATCATCCATCAGCAATCACCTTCTCACATGTTAGGCGCATTTTTTCACCATTCTTTTGTGTGCGAATGATGCGATATTCCGTACCTTCATGCGTGAGCTTGGTTTCATTTTGATATTCAAAGGAATATATCTCGAATTGTTGCACGTTTTACAAGAGCATCTGTATCATCGTTAGCGTTAACAGAAGAAACGCCCGACTGTTGTAGATCCAGTCGAGCGCCATCTATTAAATCTTGTACTTCTGTATCAAAGGCTGTATTTGATGAACTGATACGTAATGCTTTCTTTACATCATCAATCATTTCATCACCTACTTATCTTCAGATTTCTTTTTCGGTGATCGTTTCTTAGGCTTTGGCCCACTCACAAAACCTTCATCCACTAAAAAAGCGACTCGTTTCTCATCACCTGAGAAAGAATCGCCCTCTTTATATGGCTTGTCAGTTTCTTTATCTATAAAAGGTCTAATCACCTTACGTTCCATTTAAACCCCCTCCTTATACTGCTGGAGCTTTCTTCACTCGTAGGAATCCGTTTTGTGCTACAACGTTACCACCAGCGAATACAGAACCACGGTGAGCAATCATACCTTCTTTAAACTTAACATCATCAGAACGTTTTACATCAGTTTTGGAGAATACAGCCATTTCATAGTTAGAAAGTGGACCATATGCCATTAGGTAATCTCCATCAGCAGCAGTAGATAATGTGCCAGCAGAACTATTAATGATGTATTGAACACCATTGATCGTTCCTGTGTTACCGTTATTTATCAATGTCTGTAGCAGGGTTAATCGCTGTTGCATTAGAAGAAAAGATACCCGTGAATTCGCCAGCGTTACCTGTACCAACAAGGATTTCTTTTGTAATCTTCTTACGTAGTGCTTTACGAACACCCTGGATTGTACGCTGCGCATAATTAGCACGTGGAAGTTTCAGAACTTCTTCTGTGATCTCATTATAAGCAGTTACTTTCGTTTTGTTGATTGTTGCATAACCAAACTCTTGTGTAACATCAAAGTACGGATCACCTTCAGCTGTGTAGTTACCTTCACCATGAGATACCTCATAAGGTGCTTCATAAGATTCCCCACCATTAAGTGGTACAACGTTAACACGGTCAACAAGTGTAGAAACTTGGTTGAATGTACCTTTGATAGAAGCCTTGTCATGATCAGGTGTTACTAAGTCACCACTTGATACGGTAACAGCACGTTTCTCATAAAGATCCTCACCACGTTCTTCCCAATCAAAGTCCTCTTGCTCTTCACGCTTTTCACCTTGTCCAGCGTTGAATGTTTCGATATGACGAGTTTCACCTTCACCATTGTTTAAATCTTCTGTTTCCTGACGTAGACGTTCACGTGTTTCAAGCTCTTTCTTTTCTTCTTTAAGATCACGAACCTCTTGCTCTAAATCTTCAAAAGAAGCATTGCCACGTTTTTCTGCATCATCAAGCATACCTCGGATTTCTTCTAAACGCTCATTAATTTCTTGTAGTCTATTCATAAATAAATTCCTCCTAAATATCAATTAAAGTTTTAATTTTTGAAACTTGTTCTTTTTCATTTGCACGTAACTCTTCTTCACGTTCTTTCATAGGATCATATCCCCTAGCACTCACCTCCGAATCAGGATAAGCTGGGAATGCCACAGCGCTTACCTCTAATAGTTTGGCTTTTGTTACAGTACGCAGAATCAAATCGTCGTCAGGTTCTTCAATGTCATGACTCTCCATTCTGAAACCAAAGCTAACACCATCAACATCACCACGTTTAATGGATTCGTACGTGTCGTTTCCTAAGCTTGTCTGTGGTAGGTCTATTTCAAATCGCAATCCCACTTCATCTTCATTTAAACGTAAGGTTTGATTTCCTGTACGTCCTAACACCTTTGAAGTATCATGTGACCATAAAAAACGCTGATCATCTTTTTTAAGAGAATCAGCGAAAGCACCTTTTTTAAATTGTTCACGGAATTTACGGAAGAATCCAAGTACATGTGATTTCTTCTCCCACTTAACAGCATATCCAGAAAGCGTTCTGTTACCATCTTCATCTTCCCGGATCTCAATCTTTTGTGTCGTTAGTTCCCTTAGTTCCGTTTTGTCCATTATCCTCACCCCCTTTGATTTCAGCAGTATCCAGACGACGAATCGGTTTATCCCCACCCTCAATAGGTGATAGATTAAGAATCTTACGCCATTCATTAGGTGTCAGAGATCCACGGTCAACCATACGTTCTAATCCTAACTTGGTACTCATGGAAGCATATTGAAGGCTTGATGATTCAAATACAACCTTATTTCCTCGCATTCTCTCACGCTTTGAAAATAACTTTCTTGTATATTCCCCTGCTAATTGCAAAGCTACGGGTTCAATAACAGATTCGTAGTAAGCATTCCATTGATCTTCGTCATATTTACTTTGAACAATGGCTTCATTTGTATTGAAGAAGTTATATATACGTTCTGTTGTGTTCTTAATTTGCTTGTCGTCAGGTACATAGCTTTCAGGTTTTACTTGTTCCAGGTCATAACGTGGATCCGCTGGAACAGCACCGCCATTGTTTTCAACATTCAAGAAATTATTCGTAAAATCATCCACTTGCATTTGAATATCTTCACGCTTTAGTACGCTTGTGAATTTCATGATCCACTTAATGACCGCACTATTTTTAATTGCCTTCATCATACCTTGGTCAATCGTTGTAATAACTTCCATTAGATCAGCCAAAGCTTCTTGTGGACTATCCCCGAATAAGTTACTTTCGTTGAAGTCTTGACGTAAATGAATCACATCTACATAAGGAACTATCATTTGGTTTCCATCTGAAAAGTAGAACTTCAAATACATATCCCCTAATGGCCCTTCTAGCATATCGACTTCGATCGCTGGTACTGGATAAATTTCAATCGGACGAAATGTTTCATCATCTCGTTTGATAATAGCGAACGCATTGTTATTCAACTCTAATTGAGTCGCCATTTTCTCTTGCAACATTTGTCCACTCATTAAGGGGTTCGGTTCTTCTAACAGCAACTTCATGTTACGGTCAGGATTTGTCTTGAAACTTTGTTCACTATCACGGATATGTTGAGCCATCAATTTACCGACTGCTCTTACTTTCGGTTTGATACATGCTCGGACAATATCGCTCTTGTAAATGTTTCCGTTCCAGTTGTAAAACCCATCACCCATATCATTAATGAGTTTGTATTTCGTTGTCGTTTGTGGTTGGTTCAGCTTTTTACCGAACATCCAGTCAAACATTCCTATAATCATCACCCCCTTAAATCATGTTCAGATAATCTTGGTTACGATCTTGGAATACCACATAAGCATTTAACATAGCAGCTGTTCCATCAATCCGCTTCTTTTGTTGCTTGCCTTTAGATGGTTGGATATTATCGTTTTTATCAACCTCAACACTTGTATTAGAAAGACACCATTTTGTAATCTGATTATTACCGTAGTTAATCCGCTTGCTTTCTAAGTCAGCACCCATAGCTTTCATAGGCCCCGATAAAGTCTTTTTACCTTGAATAACAGGAATCATAGCATCTTTACCGAATTGCATTTGCATATCCTCTACAAAGTATTGAGCAGACCAACTGTCATAACCAATCCATGGTAAGTACAGATCGTATTCATCTCGTAATTCAAGGAACCAATCAACCACAAACTTATAATGGACTTTATTACCTGGTGTTGTTCTTAGGTAGCCTTGATCTTTCCAAATATCATAAGGTACAGAATCTTCAGCAGCTCTTTTCTCAAGTAAATCCTCTGGAAGCCAGTACATATGTTTAAAATAAATCGTTTCATCACCAGGTAACTGGAATAGAGCGCAAGCTGATGTTAAGTCAGTATTCGCTGATAAGTCCACGCCACCTATTCCATAGTTAGGTTTTAATTTCGTAATATCGAATGTTTCTGTATTGTCTAACTGTTCAAAGGTTAGCCATGCTTCACTAGATGTTTCGCGAATATTAAAATCCTTCGTCAGTAAGTTCTTTACCAACAAAGGATTCGATTTCGCTTTATTTACTTTTCGCTCAAGTTCACTTTTATTTTTTATGGTGCCTAATCCCGGGTTAGCCTTTTGCCAACATTCTGGATCAGTCCACTCTTCACGTTTATCCAATTCATAAATGATCGGTAGTACATGTTCATCTTTATAACCGTTTGGATCATCATAGCCATTAATAATACGTTCCGCTTCATCGTACTTAATATCGAATATACCTTCTCGAACAGTACCAGCTGTCGTAGTTATGATGGATAAAGGTTGTTCACGTGCTGTCATACCATCGACAATTACATCGTATAAGTTCTTATCCTCAATAGCATGTAATTCATCAATCAATGAACAATGCACGTTAAGACCATCCAATGTATTAGAATCGCTTGATAAAGGTCTGAATGAACCATCATTGTAATCAGATAACAATTCAGCTACTAAGGATCGGATCCGTTTACGCAGTACAGGTGATTTCTTGATCATGCGTTTGGATTCAAGCCACACGATCTTACTTTGGTCTTTCTTGGTAGCAGCACTCACCACTTCAGGCCCTGGTTCTCCATCAGCCATCAGCATATAAAGAGCGATAGCAGAACCCCAAGCACTTTTACCATTTTTACGTGCAACAATTAGGATAAACTCTCTGTACTTTCTCACACCATCAATCTTATGAACAAACCCAAATAATGCAGCAGTCATAGCTTTTTGCCATAACTCCATAATAAAAGGCTTACCGCCCTGTTTACCTTTGGAGTGTTTACAGAACTTCTCTACAAAGTTAATAGCATGATTAGCACGTTCCTCGTTGTACTCATAAACAGAATCTTTATCATGAATATCATCTACAAGCTTTTTATATACCCGTTTGATCTTTGCGTTAACTACAACTTCACCAGATTCAATTTTATTGTAGTATTCTTCAATAGGATTCATGTGCATCACCTATTATTCACAAAAGACTCAAACTCATCATCTTCTGGTTTAGGTTTATCTTTAGGAAGAAGGCTGAATATCTCCTTACAAACCGTAGCGTACCTTTGAACCATTGTGTTGTACGTTTTCACCGAAGGACTTTCCCTCATGATCGAATAATCACCTTGAGGCATTTCATCAATAGCTCCATTAGAGTTTATGTCATTCTTTAGATCTTGGAGGGTTACTCTCATAAAGGCAGCTTCTTGAATTAATCCTTCAGCAGTAGAAAGCTTGTTTTTATCAAGCTCGTACTTTTTCAAAATCCTCTTCAAACGATTGATCTCTTTTTTTATATCCTTCTCTTTTTCCGAAAGTTCTTCTTTACTCATAATGTATCACCTCTCTTGAGGGGTGGGGGTTATGTGAAAATGACCTGTGTATTACACGAAGGTCCCCCCTCGGTCCCTAAACGGTAGGGTATTTAATTATTTTAAGGGGGGACTACCTTATTTTAATTTTAATTCCACTTTGCCACCACAGCTTTCGCATACCGTGTTATATACGTTCCAATTCTCATTAGATTTTTCTTCATCGCGTTTAGGTTCTTTCCCGCAATCTTCACAAACTGATCTTATATCCAACATACAATCACCTCTGTATCAGATTCCCATATTCATCAAACATCACATCATCACGTATTGGATCATACTTACCGAATGTCTTCCTGTTGTGACATGGTGTGCAAAGATACTGTAGATTCTCATGA